AGTTGAGGATTATTGGCATAGCAGATTAAACCCATTAGAGCTTCACTATTTACCTACCGGACAAAAGATTCTTTTCCGTGGACTTGACGAACCGCAAAGTATCACTTCGATAACGGTTGAATACGGTTACTTGTGTTGGGTATGGTTTGAGGAGTTCTTCCAAATTAATAGTGAACAAGATTTCAATATGGTTGATATGTCTATCCGTGGTGAAATGCCAGAAGGACTATTTAAGCAAATAACCGGAACGCTTAACCCGTGGAATGAAAAACATTGGATTAAAAAAAGGTTTTTTGACGACACCCCAGATAATACTTTTACCGATGTAACAACCTACCATTGCAACGAATTTTTAGACGAAGACGACATCGCAATATTTGAGGAAATGAAAGTCCGCAACCCGCGAAGATACCGTGTTGAAGGACTTGGTGAGTGGGGAATTGCCGAAGGGCTTGTTTATGATAATTGGATTGAGCAAAGTTTTGATAAAGATGAATTGATAAAAGAGCGTCCGCATTTACTTGCAGATTTCGGTCTTGACTTTGGATACACCGCAGATCCTTCCGCTTTAATTTGCACGTTAATCGATAAGAAGAAAAAAGAACTTTTCATCTTTGACGAACACTATCAGCGCGGAATGAGAAATGAAGAAATTGCCGAGATGTTGAAATATAAAGGCTATGCAAAGGAAAGAATAATTGCAGATAGTGCTGAGCCAAAAAGCATCGATGAAATAAAGTACAACGGAATAAACCGAATAGCACCGGCTCAAAAAGGAAAGGACTCAATATTAAACGGCATTCAGTTTTTACAAGGATACAAAATTATAGTCCACCCAAAATGCACCAACACAATATTTGAGCTTAATAATTATGCTTGGGATACGAAAGAAGGACAAATTATAAATAAGCCGGTGGATGACTTCAATCACTTAATGGATGCTTTAAGGTATGCGGTTGAAAAGCATATAGTTTCACGCAAAATAACAGCAGGCAAATCAATTTTTTAAGAGGAATAAATTATGACTGGCGAACAAGTAAACAGATTGATTGAATTAAAAGGCGATGCGATAATGTCGCAAATCCTAAATGATATTATCAAATCTCACGAAGAAAAAGAGGGCAAAGAGTTAAAAGAAAACTGGAACAGGTATTGCGGTGATGTTCCGATAAAGTATCGAAAGAACTCAGACCCGTTGAAAATATCTGCAAATATGAAACTGCCTCATGATTATTACGGAGATATTGTTGACCAGATTCAAGGTTTTGTCTTTGGTGAGTCAATAACTATCACCCATGAGGATGATCCGGCAGAAAATATAATTTTAGATTTCAACACTGATAACGACTTCGACGCTCTTAAAACAGAGCTTTCAGAATATGTTCTTTCTTGCGGGAAGGGAGCGATACTAAGTTACATCGATAAAAGAGGCGATGCTAAAGTAATGAACTTAAAGCCATGGGAAGTAGTCATCATTTATTCCAATTCAACAGATGAGCCTCAATACGGTTTAATTTACTATCCTTATGAAATTTTTGATTATAACACGGGCAAAGTTACAAAAAGTGTCCGGGTTGAATTTTATGATGAAGAGAATGTTACTTATTATGTTAAAATGGGTGGTAAATATATCAAAGAAAAAGGAGAGGTCTTTGACCAAGGCCAAGTTGTAGAATTGCAGAACCCACAACCACATCAATTTGACAGAGTCCCGATAACTGAAATATTTGCCAACGCTAGAAAGCAAAGTGTTTTTGAAAAAGTGAAAGGATTAATTGAGGCTCAGGACATTGCTAAGTCCGATTGGTTAAATGAGATCGTTGAGTTTAAGCAGTCCTACTTAAAAGTTACAGGCGGTGTTATGGAGGAAGAGGAAAGAAAGAAAGCTAGAGGTACCAGAATAATAAACATACCCGATAGAGAATCTGATGCAGATTTTCTTACAAAAGAGCTTTCCCCCGAGTTTGTTGAAAACTTTTTGAAAATGAATGACGCCGATATTTATAAATTTTCTAAAACGTTGAATATGGGGGATGAGAAAACAGTTGGCGGCGGTGCTCAGTCTGGTGAATCAAGAAAATGGAGAATGCTTTCTTTAATCTTTTTGGGAATGGTAATTGAGGTTTTCTTCACCAAAGGATTGAGAAGGTTGTACAAAGTTGAAGCGAGCTACTGGAATAAGTTCTCAACAAAAGTAGACCCGCTTAAAATTAAATTTGAATTTACTCGTAAGTTGCCGTCCGATTTATTGTATGCGGCAGAAGTAATGGAAAAATTCTGGGGTAAGCTGCCGAAGGAAGTTATTTATAAACTCATGCCATTTATTGAAAACGTTCAAGAAATCTTAGAGCAATACGAAGCGGAATACGGGGTTGATCTTGATAACATTCCGGCTAATATTGACGACGGGAATACTCAATAATGTTCGAAAAGATCGATAAAAAATTATTACAGTCACTGAGCAATGAAGAGCTTTTGCTTTTAAAAGAGTATAGAGCTTCACTGCAAAGGATTAGATCAATACTTGCTGATTTATACGGGAAATATGGTGATAAAGTTACATTTGCTCAACTGCAGAAATATAACCGGCTTGCTAGTTACGAAGCTGAAATAATAGCTGAGATAAAAAGAATTAGTGGTGTTTCACTAAAACAAACAACCAAGTCAATTAAGGATTTATTTGCAGAAAGTTATTACCAAGCTGGTTTTGTTTTAGAGACTACAACTTTACTAAAAATGGGTTTTGCCGAATTAAACCCGGATGTAATTAATGCTGCGATCAATAATCCGCTTGACCGTGTAAAATGGCAATTCCGAAATAAAACTCACCATGAAAGAGCTATCCAGCAAATTAAATCCGAGCTAACTCAAGGGATAATCCAGAAAAAAGGATATGCGGGGACTGCTAGAGACATCAAGAACAGGTATGATAATCTTGCAAACAATGTTGTTCGCATTGTCAGAACCGAAGGTCACAGAGTACAGGTTGAAGGAAGAGTTAAAGGAATTGAGAAAGCCGAGGCCGCCGCCAAACGATTGAATATCAAGATTGTCCGTGTTATCAGCTCGGTTCAAGATTCGAGAACCCGCCCACAATCTCGTATGATGGATGGTCAGGAAGCCGGTGAAGATGGTTTGTTCACTTACCCAAACGGTGTAAGAGGATTACCGGGACAAACGGGAGTTCCCAAGTATGATATTAACGATCGTGAAACGGTTGTTGTAAAGCTGCCGGATTATGAAGAACAAAAAGATAGATTGCCCCTCGATTCTGCTTTAGCCGAATATAATTCCTACCAAGAATGGTTTAACGGAAGAATAAAATAAATTCTGCTTCACGAAGACCGAGAATGTCTTCTGCAAGGGAGTGGATAATAGAGCCGGATAGGTGAGTAACCGATTCCGGCCTTTTTTATTTCTCCTCGCATTTCGAGGATGACACGCCAATCCAAATAATTTACTTTTCTCACAAATAAATTTAATCCGAAACGAACGGAGAGGTCTTTTGGGAACTGTCCGGTCAAAGAAGGAGAAAAGCAATGCCAACATTTGAAGAAGTACAATCATTCATTGAACAAAATCAGAACGACGAGAAGGTAAAGAACTATATCGGGGGTTTTGTAACACCGGATAGAGTTAGCTCTTTCTTAGAATCTGATGAAGGGAAAAAAGTATTGCAGCCGAAGCTCGATAAGTATCATAATAAATCTTTAGAGAGTTGGAAGCAAAACAACCTCCCAAAACTTATTGACGAAGAAGTAACTAAGCGCAATCCGGCAGAAACCGAAGAGCAAAAGCGTCTCAGAAAAATTGAAGAGGAAAACAACAATTTACAGAATAAGATTAAGCGCGGTGAGCTTAAGGACAAGTACATTAAAGTAGCACAACAAGATAAAGTCCCTATTTCTCTGTTAGATTTTGTTATAACCTCGGATGAAAACGAGACGCAATCCAGATATGATTCCATAAAAAGTGTTTTTAATTCTGAGCTAGATAAAGCTTTGAAGTCTGCATTTGCTCAGTACGGCAAAAATCCACCTCCAAAGGGTGATGACAAAAACACTAGCGGGATCAATGGAGCTATTCGGAAAGCAGCTGGATATTAAAACAAGTATCCAAAAGCATAAGGAAATAAAAGATGCCTACATTTAATAGTATTATTGACCGTGACAATGACGCAGCTGCTTTGATTGGGGAAGATGAAGTAAATCAGATTTTCCAAGATGCAATTCAAGCGTCGGCTTTTTTATCTATGATGAGAAAGCTCCCAAACATGTCCTCAAAGAAACAAAAACTAAGAGTTTTATCAGCTTTGCCAACAGCATATTTTGTTGATGGTGATACTGGCTTGAAACAAACCACTGAACAAAAGTGGGCAAACAAATATGTAACTGCTGAAGAGATTGCAGTTATTGTCCCCATTCCGGAAGCCGTTCTTGATGATGCTGAATACGATATTTGGGGTGAAGTTAGACCTCGAATTGGTGAAGCAATAGGAAATGTCGTAGATAAAGCTATTGCATTCGGAACAAACGCTCCCGCTGCATGGCCAGATGACTTATTAACTGCGGCTACGGCTGCAAGTAATGTTGTTACATTGGGCACCGGTACTGATTTATACGAAGATCTTCTTGGCGAGAATGGAACAATTGCCGAACTTGAAGCCGATGGCTTTATGGCCAACGGTCACGTGGCCGATCTTACAATGAGAGCTAAGCTCCGTGGTTTAAGAGACGCCAACGGAGTTCCCCTGTTCCAAAGATCATTGCAGAGCAAAGAAACTTATGAGCTTGACGGTTCTCCAATTGCATTCCCTAGAAACGGCGCAATGGATGCGACAAAAGCATTGCTCATTTCCGGTGATTTCAACGAATTAGTTTATTCAATTCGTCAGGACCTTACCTTTAAGATTTT